CTGATATGTCTACAATCTCACATGACTCACCAGTACATGCGAATGTTTGACTAGACTTAGTTGTATCCTCTGACTCATACTCTGATAGCTTAGTCCAATCAATACTCTTAGGCATCGTCTTCATAAGTTCTTTGTATTCATCTTTAGTACATTCTTGATACGGTGCTTGTTGATAGATGTGATCATCGTATGGTAAGAAACTTACACCAGACATCTCATCAAAGTGCTCGTATACAAATGCACCTACCTCGAACCACTCATCCTTCTTGACGTTGATTGTCACGCTAGGTTTGTGTTCACACCAGTGGCGTTGATACATCAGCCATGTTTCTAATTGATCAATAGCTGACAAGTCAGATGTTACTACAGCATTGTTTGGTGCTTTTACTGGAAAGCTAAACACCGTAGTCTGATCTGGTTTGTAAACGCATGGTTCACTTGGTATGCCTTGATCCTTCATAAACTGAGTGAGAGGGTCTTTGTTGTCACCTCTTACTGTTCGGATATAGTAAGGACTATACCTAGCATGAATACCAGAAGAAGAGTCAACAAGTTGGGAGACAGTTCCGCTAGGTTTATTGCAACTTATAGCTGCACTACAGTTAATACCAAGACGTTCAGCCCACTCAGCATTAGTAGCTACAGCAACCTCACGAAGTCTTTCTAGTGTCTTGTCTAATCCCTTGTTCTTTGCAGTCATAAGAGGATTGTCTTGGACACCAGTTAATGACACACCAAGCAGTCGTTCTTCTTCTGTATTTCTCTGCCACACTTTTCGCAAGTAGGGGAAGTTGGTGTATGTGGATTGTATAGTTCCCAGTATTGTTGCCAAACGGACTTTTCGCTCCAGATCATCCACAGTATCCGTAGCCCTGACAACAACTTCTGTAAGATTGCAGAACTGATACGGCCTAAGAATGATTTCACTACAGGGATTAGTTCCGAAGTCGTAGTTAGGATCACGTCTGCCATTCTTCGCAGCTTGATTCTTACTCGCTTGCCTATTGAATACACCTCTCTCTCCACTTCCTGATTCTACTAGTGCCATCCACTCACGCATGAATGAAAGACTGTCTGGTTTCTCTACGTATGCTACACTGTTGTTAGCTAAGTATCTGTGAGAAGGGAACTCACCTGACTTAGCGTGTCGCATCTTATCATCTGATAGGTTAGACAGACTGATCATAGCACTACGTCTAACACCACCTACTACAACTACCTCACCTATCTTACACATGATGTCGTGTGCTTCGATGCTTGATAGCTTACGTCCTTGTGCTTCTTTGAATACATGAACTACAAAGTTAAACAAGTCTACCAGAGGAGCAGGTCCACTAGCACGTCCACCAAATGTCTTTAGTCTAGCACCTGCAGGTCTGATCCTACTAACATTCCACTTAGGAATCTCACCACTATAAAGGAGAGCAATAACTTGTCGAAGAGCCTTAGCCCACCCTTCCTTACTGTCCTTTACCACAATGGTAGTATCACTCTCGAAGAGTTCTGGTATCTCTGGGAGCTTAGAGACGAACTGCCTCTCGACACTGAACCCAACTCCAGTGCCACAGAGGAGGATGAACATAGCCTCATCGAAGGACTTTGGGTCATCTACAGGTAGATAACTACAGTTGTAACCTGCAGTGTTATCTCTATCTAACGCTGCACCTGCAGTCATCATTGCTCTCATACTTGGCATAACTTCTAGAGATAGTATCGCTTCTCTCAAGGCATTGTAAATCTTATGATCGATGTCATAACCAACAACGTTACCCATGTAGCGGTCTACTGTCTCTGACCAAGACTCACGTCTTCCCTCGTCCTCAAGCCAACGAGCATACCGTGAAGTATGTATAAAAGCTTGGTAGTCAGTTGGCAAGTAATTGTTCATCTTTCGTCACCATCCCCTTGTATAGTTCCACGTTCTTTACGTCCATATAGTTTCTCTAGATTCTTCATAGCTACATCATGTAACTGTATATTTAAATCTTTAGACAACATAGCTGCATACCACAAGACATCTCCTAGCTCAGATTCAATAGCGTTCTTATCTAGGTTATCATCTCGTAACATCTTCTTTACTTTGTTGGCTACCTCACCTGCTTCACCTGCTAGTCCAAGTGCAGGGTAAAGTATCTTGTGATTGTGTTTGTACATTGCAGTCTTAGCTGCAGCACTCTGATACTGAGCAAGACTTATCATGTCTTTGTAAACTTCTTTGTAGTATTCCCAGGATTCATTGATCATATTCTAACTCCTCTTCTAGTATATCCAATGGCATGTCCTTGAAGAAGTAATCCCCCAAGTCTATGTCTCCTCTTTCAATCAACAACTCAAGAACAACGTTCTCTGTTATATCATTCTGTTCTAATAACTGTGCTAGTCCATAGCTTTCTATTAGTAAATCTAACTGCCCCTGATAATCAAACATCCTTCCCCCCATAGAGTTTACGGATGGCGTTCAATGAAACAAACTCAGGTTCATAGACACCATTCTCTAGTTCACGTTTGACTACGACACCCTTCCACCATTCATTATTCGATTGACCTGCCCAAGATTCTTCTGCACCTTTGAAGCACCCTGCGACAAGCCCGATAATTGAATTAGGATGTGCAGAATCTTTGAAATACATACTACGTTTATGACTGTGACCACAAGTAGAACTGTGATTCCTGTTTTGTAGTAAGGTGTAAGCATGATGAACACCAGAGATAGGTGTGCCATAATTACCTGCACCAAAGAAATGAGCATAAGATACGCCATCGTAATCAGCGATACTGGGGGCTGAATTGCGGTACTCATGGTATTCATCGAACCATTGCTTCGTTTGAAGATGGCTGAAGGAAATCCCGTACTTTTCTCCCTGAAGTCTTGGATCATGGGCGATAGCTTTCTTGATTCTGTTCTCATGGTTTCCCTCGAATCCTATCCAGTATGGACGCTTTCTCTTGTGATGTCTGAATCTCCAACGTAGTCTCTCCTGTGAATCGTTGTAGTGGTTGATGTCACGTTCATAACCTTGAGACACTATTGCTTGAGGATACTTTGTATCAAAGCTATTCAAGCTACGCATGTCAGCACCATCACCTAAGTCTACAACATAGTCTGGTTTCAAGTCGTAGATGAATGCACCTAGCCAATCAAATCTCTCGTTACTTGTATCAGGATCAGCGTGAGCACATGTGTAAACTAATACTGTTTTTCTTTTTCTAAGCATCATATATGTCGTTGTTCTCTATGACAACACCTTCTATAGTTCTGTTTACCCTAGTCGATTCTTCATAAGCTTCTTTAAATGTAGTATATAACATCTCTGTTTCTTCTAACTCTCCGTTGAACTCAGATAAGTAAACAACACAGATAGGGTGTTCTCCTGTTTCATTGTCAATTAACTCAGGGTATTCAAACGGTTCTCGTATAACTTTATGTAAAGTAAGTTTCATCTCTTTGGTTCCTTTAGCCATGCTTCAGGTATATACCTGTCAGCGTATTTAAAATCATACTTGTTACACCACATACCATATGTTGTTTTACTTCCTTTGTAAAGCTTTGATTTACTATTTGTAAACACAAACCTTATGTCTAACTCAGGGTATTGATCACGAACTGCTAGGTGTTTGGCACGATCAGGAGATATAAACCTTCCTTTAGTCTCAATGATTATGCCGTTGTCTAATACAAAGTCAGGAGTGTAGGTCTTAGTCTTAGGGTCTACCCACTTGATCTTCATCTCTTCGTATGTAAAACCTATCCCTCTTTTCTTTAAGAACTTTGCAGTGTCTTGTTCTAGTCCTGATCTGTAACCTGCCCTCAATGCTCTCTGTCTTACTTTAAGCTTCATTCCATTGGAACCTCTGGCACTTTAGGTTCTGACTTAACATCTACTAAAAAGACAGGACCGTAGCTGTAGATAAACTTACGTGCTTCAGGCCAACACTTTTTCTTGAACTCACAGTAACTGCACATCACTGGTAGTTTAGTGTTAGGACTTGTCTTCGACTGAGGTACTTGTGCTTGACGTGCTACAGTTAGCTCACCACCTACAAGTTCTTTAGCGTCAAGCATCTCCTTTTCTTTTGTCTTTAGTTCCTCAGTAAAGTCATAGACATCAAGGCATATGTGACCATTCTGTTTGTCGATAGCTAGGAAAGCACCTTGCGTTTTGTTAGTAACCTTATCATCATCCTTACCTGCATAGACATAGCTACTTAACTGACTGATGTACCCAAAAGGATCATCGTTACGCAACGTACCTTCCTTAAACTTCTTGAAAGCATATGGACTACAAGACTTGACATCAACAGTCATACCATCAATCACCGCATCACGATGTCCTTTGATACCATGTACGTTTAGTCTGTCTTGTTTTCCTATTACATTATGCCCTGCAGCTATAGCTAGACTCAGCGCAAGTTCTTCTATCATGTCACCATAAAAGAACTTTAGTAATGCGTTATACTCTAAAGGTATAGCCTCTTCAGGTGTGTTTACTTTGTACCATAGTTTCCTTTTACATGGTGTTCCAATAGAAGATAGAGACAGGTAGCCTCTTGGTTCTTGCGGTTTACTGAATCGCATGTTAGCTATCAGAGCAATGCCGTGGCCTAGAATAGAACCTTGTATTCCAGACCACCCACCTTTACCCTTGATAACTTCTTGCATGTCAGCAATTAGTGTATCAATGGTTTTCATTTAGAATCCTACTGCTTCGTTCTCTTTGACGTACTCTTCGAGTTCAAGAACTTTGACACCAACTAAACTTGTACGGCTGTACTGTTGACCATCACTGCCAGTAAACGTAGTGACTAGGTTGGTACACTCAGCAAGAGTTCCGTTACCGATTACACCCATGTCTTCAGTCCAAGGATTACCGTCCTTGTCTGTGACCTTTGGTGCTCCACCTGCCTGTGGAATCTCAGTGCCGTCCTTCTTTGTAACTTTGTGTGGACGTACAAACTTGACTACAATCTCACCATCAATCATACGATTCTGGTTAGGTTGCTTTTGAGAACCTGCATCCTTGAGAGACTTCATGCCCTCTTTGTCTAGGATTTGATTGACAGTGTACGCACCATCAGACTTCTCGTATGCTCCACCGTATCCTGTTAGATCACGGTTCTCTTCGTTGAGTCGAGGCCATTCGATTTGACCTACAGTTTTTACTTCTTTGTATATTGTTTTAGGCATGGTTATCCTTCCTTTTCTTAAAGCCATACTTATATATTAATATATTATTTAGCTTGTGTCAAGTGTTAATGTGTATCTTTCCAAGATTTTCCTATCGAAGATTCACCTTCTAGTGGACACATGATTCCTAGATGTAAACCTGCCCACTTGATTGCGTCTCGTTGTATCTCTCCTAGTCTTTCAGCAACATCTAATGCACCTCTCACTTGTGTTTGCCATTCGTCATGTACCCATGTACATATCTTGTAGTCTATCTTTTCTCTGTCTGCTATCTCTCTCCATCGTCTTGTTGCATACTTCATTACCAAAGTCTCACCGTTCTGTAGCATACCTGCCAGTGTCTTGTGTTGGTTAGGTACAAATACTTTACGTCCATCGTATGCTTTGAAGTAACCACGTTCAGCTATGTCTGGTATAACTACACCCCTCAGTCTAGACAAACCTTCAATGCTAGTCGTGAAGTTATGAACTGCCCTGTTAGCTTCTCTCACATTGGTCTTCAGTATCTGAGCAATCTTTTGTGTACCTGCGCCAAGTAAGAACGCATAGATAAAAGTCTTAGCCATGTCTCTCGTGATATGTTTCAGACCCAATGCCTTACGGTTGAGGTTATGTATGTCCGTTTCGTCTTCTTTCTTTCCTTCGATAATCGCCTTAACGTATTGCTTACTCTCCATGATGTCAGCCAGTATCCGAAGTTGGATTCCTGCAGCATCCGTACCCACAAGATAGCAACCGTCAGGGGTTGTCCATAAATCTCTGAAGTCTCCATCATAATCTTTCTTCACTCTCTCTACTGCACTCTTCGGTTCACCATGAAAGACACTTGGTATGTTACCCATGTTAGGATGTCTATGTGCCATGCGTCCTGTCCATGAACCAATGTGTAAAAACTGTCCGTGTATACAACTGTCATTGCTATCTGAGAATGCCTGTATCCACTCAGCAAGGGTGCTTCTTCTTCCTTCCAATGTTAACCATTCAGCTAAAGCTTGAGCACCTTCAGGGGCGTCCTCTGGAAGTGTCTTGAGGTTCTCCTCAGATACAGTCCAACCATAATATCCGTAGTGTTCTAGCTTCTCTTTGTTGTCTTCACGTATAGCTTTGATATGTCCTTTAGTTTTCTCTACTGGTTTCCACCCTGCTTCCCATAATCTTTCTACTCTGTGCTTTGTCGATCCAGGATTGAACGCTACGTAGTCATAACACTCTAGCATATCGTCTTCTATCTTAGTCTCAGGAAACTCTTCGAGTGCTTTCTCTACGTTCTTGAATAGGCCACCATCCTCTTTGACTCTGTACTTGATAGTCTTTATGAGTTCTAACTTAGGTGGGAATGCTTGATGTATTCTCTCCTCTAGTTCCTGTAGTCTCTTCGTTATATCTAGGTGTAACTTATTTGCAACATCTATATTAAACTCGAACCCACCATCGTGCATCTCTTGGCATATGATTGCTACATCATGCTCTAGTCTCATTGCTTGTGACCACGCCTGTGACATAATGTGTGGTGCGAAGTGGTTGAATAGTTTCTCTGTTACCTCTACATCTCTGTGACAATAGTCTAACATCTCTTGAGTTAGGCCACCCTGAAAGTCACTGAAGTTATCTTTAGGGTAGCCTAGTTTTTCTCCCCATGTAGCCAACTTGTGTGATCCGATACCGAAGTCTATGAGCATAGAAACAACTAGTGTGTCTACAATCTTAGACATATCGATCACGTCACCTAAGTGTCTGTTGATTACTGGTGCGTCAAAGTTAATGAAGTTATGCCCCACCCATCTCGTTACTTTCTTAGCGTAGTCCTTGAATCTAGTACGCTCTGCTTGATCCTCGTGTAAGTTATGAAACTCATGTACCTTGCCTGTGTCTTTTTCTTTAACACAAATACACCACAACTTATCTGCGTTTAGATCGTTTGTTTCTATGTCTGCGAATACTATCATCAAGTTTCCCTATCCAGTGTGTAACATCGTCAAACGGATTAGCTCCATCTGCCTCTATCCTCTGAGAGTTTAAAGGTTGCTTCGTTGAAGATGAGCTTTCCTGCGAACCCTGTCTTTCCTGCAGGTCTGTTCTTGACGAGTAAGAGCTTTGTCGTGTTCCTTTCATCACGATCCTCTGCCATCTTATCACGTTCTAGTTTAACTACAACAGACGCACGTTTCGCAATGGTTCTGCAATCTCGTACTTGTCCATCATCATTCTCATGGGCGATGGTTACGATACCCACATTAAGTTCTGAGGCTAGTCGAGATAGCTGCACTGATAAACCAGACAACCATTTCTCTACTGTCTCATCACCTTTACGTGAGTAAGCTAAGTCTTGTATCGGTTCAAAGAATACATAGCTTACACCACAAGCTTCCCTAAAGTATCTTATCTTTTCTAAGATGTCCATAGGGTCTTCGTCAACAGCAATCTGAAACTGGTATAGTCTCTCATCTTTGGTTAGATCAATGATCGATTGCTTGACCTCTTCTTCCATGTCGTGTTCTTCTATTAAATCTTTACGTGTCAAGTTCATGTTTAGATCATAAGAAACTAAACCTAACACACTTCTTTTTTCTGTCTCTTCGAGGTGACATATCGCAATGGATATATCCTTGTGCTCAGTCAGTACGTGGTGTTCCAAGTACCGCATGAACTCAGTCTTACCTATACCTTCGGGTGCTTGAAACACAGTGAAGTGTCCTTGCATCAGACCCAAGGCTACATCATCGAAGGACTCAATGCCTGTTGATACATAGATAGCATCGTCTTGTTTCTCGAACAACTCAAGGAACTGTTCGGGTGTACTACGAATGTTATCAGGTGTGTATCTCTTCGCATTGTAGAATGCCGCAGCGTAACTTGGTTTAGCACCTGCCTCAAGAAACTCATTAGCATCTTTGTACTTGTCGTGTATAATCTGATAAGTCTTCTTCGGGAAGAGTGCTCCTATCTTGGTAGCCAACGCCCTACCTGCTTCATCGTTATCAACTGACAACACAATCCTGTCGAAGCTATCAATCCACTCCTTTGATTTACCTTGCCATAGTTTCTGGTTAGGTGTCGCACTTGGCACAGACACACAAGGATATTTCTTGTCGAGCATTTGGAAAGCAGACATAGCATCTAGCTCACCCTCGCATACGACTACAGACCTTGATGAACCTGCATTGAACTTGTCCATGCCGAAGAGTTCATCAGTCTTAAATCCTTTGTCTGTCTTGAAACTTTTCTCCTTTGTGTTACGTACCTTTCTGAATCCTGATGGATACTTGTACACTTGATTGAAACCAAATGTCTGTACCCCGAAGAACTCCATCACATCTTTACGTACACCGCGATACGTAACGTAGTCACCAAGTCCTTCTATCTCTGTAGTCTTTAGTGTTCTTGTTATCTCTTCCAATGGATACTCATCCTTTGCCCATGACTTCAAGTTCATTCCCTTCATTGGATATGTTCTCTCACAACTATGACAGAACCCTGTCTTCTTATCTACATTGAATGCGAAGGCATCTGAACTATCACACTCAACATGAGGGCATGGTTTATGTGTTATCTCTTTTACTATCATCTGCTATACGCCTGTAATGCTATCCAAGACTCAGGATATAAATCCCTCAACTCATCACTGATTGACTTAGCTACCTTACGTGTCTCCTCTTGAGAGTCCTCTGCCGATCTAAGCTTACACATATCTGACCACGCATCTAGACTACCTGACCAGTACCATTCTGTCATTGTACTCTGAGGTAAAACCATACGTGCTTGCTCTGGAGCTATACCCTGTTCGAGCAGTTGTTTGTATGCTTTGTTACACCACACCTCATGCTTTGCTAGTACACTGATAGTACTATAGGATAGTGAAACCTCACCACTGCTACCCTGTTTCTTATCATCAGCACGTCCTCTCCAAGTAGTAGGTGAGTAGTACTGTGGCTGTTCATCTACATACCTACGGCTCACCTCATTCCATCGAAGGAACTTGTGCTTCACTAACTGCCTTGCTACAAACACTGGTGCTCTAACATGGAAGGTTACAAAGCAATGACCAAAGGGTGACATGTGTTTGTGCCGAGCAAGATAGGATATTAAAATCTTGTCAGTAGATTTAAGTTCATTGTCTGAAGCCCACTCGCTTTTCTTGTTGAAACTTACACGAGCAGCATTAACTACAGTCAAGTCACTACCCATACAATCTATTAAAGTTACATCAATCATTCTTCTTACCCTTGAGCCTGTGTTTGAAAAACAAAATCGTATTGATACCTGTGTTGATAGTAACCATGATAAGTATCCACCATTGCCACCATACTAGTCCTCCTACTTCTAACATTTCTAATCTCCATACTTATATATTAATATATTTTAGTCTACTTGTAAAGACTACTCTTGATATTTTTCTTTTATATTTAGAATCTTTTTTATTTCATCGTCTTCATTTATCCTAAATATTCTTTCAAGATCGTCTCTTCCAAAGGTACTGTAGGCTGTTTTATTTATATCATCTTTACAGTCAACACAGTAGTATCTATTCATTCTTTTGTCTTTGAACGATGCATCTGCTCTGTTACAACAATAACATCTCATGTCTCTCTCCTTTAAGTATATTTGTTTAGAGTATTATTATACTTAAAACAATAATACTTTAAGTAATAAGATAGGGTATCACAAGTAAACTTATTTGTCAAGCCACCTCCTTTAAATTAAATATGAAAGCTTTCTTTATTTCTTTCAACTCCTCTTTTCTTATGTGCATATTGAATATCTCCAAGTGGTTTCGAGCCTCTCTAATCGTTAGTTTCTTTGTTAGTACTTCGAATGTACCGTCATGTTTCTCTGCTATGATCACGTAAGAATCAGGTAAATCCTGGATTTCCATACCGAATGTAGTTCTGTTGTTCATTATGTTACCTTCAATAAATGTGATATAAAAATTATTATGAATACAATTACCAGCAATCTACCAGTGATAATAGTTTGGTGTGGCGGCATCGGTATCGTCAAGAAAATAATCAATGCCGCTATCCAAAGTAGTACATCCACTACATAACCTCCTCTCTCTTACACTCTTTGTAGTACTCGTAGTCACCATCTATGTCGTACTCAAACCTCAAGTCCGAAGGTATATCTGCGAACCACCATTCATCATCAAAGTCTATGTCGTACCTCTTGTCCTTACCATTATCGAATACACCGACAAAGATGTACGAGTCATTGTAGTACGAGGCTGATAGTCCTACACCTAATCTTTCCATTGCCGCCTCGTATGCAGCGATAGGTGGACCGTTCTTAGTCTCGAATGTGATATGTAACCACCAATCTCCTTCCTCTAATTCGGGTGGACTACACTCAATGCTGTATGCTTCCGCGCTTGTTCCCCACATTTCTACTGCTTTCTCGTACTCCCATGCTCCGATAGGATTAAGATACTCCAGTAAAGTACCATCATCACAGGCTTTTTCGATAGCTGTTATGGCTTCGATACCACCGCTGATAGTTAAGATATTCTGACATACACTAGACATCATCTTCCTCACTCCTTTGCGTTACATTTGGGAAGGCATGGTATAGCTTCCATCGGATAGCCCTCAAGTTTCTTTCTGTAGATGCGTAACAATCACCTTCTAATTCACATAGCTCATTATCCCACTTGTAAAGAGCATTCCATAAGTCTTTGATTGCATCCTGTTGTTTCATAGTTAGCTTGTCAAAAGACGTATTCAAGATATTATCTTTTCTTTCTTTCTCTGTCTTCCATTTCTTTGCTCGTGCTTCTTCTGCTTTTGTTGGTATGTATGGCATTATGCTTCCTCTCTTTTTAATTCTTCTACTAGTTTTTCTGCTTCTTCTTTAGTTTCAAAAACATTATCTCCCCTGTCATTATACATTAATTTTCCATCGTCATCGTGAACTTCATAGTTTATGACATATATTGGTTCTATTTTGTATGGCATTGTGTACTCTCCTTTTGATTATCTGTAAAACTACAAGTATTATATAAACCTGCAATTCAATTAAGTAAATAGTCATTATATTTATTTCTTCTTTGTGTGTCCCAAATGTCACACCTATAGCTATGATAAAAGGTAATGCCAAGTAACAAGTTATAGGTGCGAACAAATGAAATATCATTTCAGTACTCCAGTAACATCCTCATAAAGTTTAACATCTGCTCCTCGTGTTCGAAGACAACTTCCCATTCATTATCTTTTGTTGCGTTCCACAAATGGTACTTACCGTCTGGATAGCTTATAATAAATTTATATAACATTAGAACATCATCTCCCCTTGCTCATCGTATGGACTTCTGAAGTAATCTTTAGCCATACATAATTGACGCTCGTCTACTTCATCGAAGTCTTCATCTACTACATGTTCATCTGTGTTAATCAATCCGAATTGATCCATAAAAAACTCTAGCTCTTTATCCATTTTATTTATCTCTCCTTTAAAGTAATTTAAGTTGTACTGGTTCTTTATATATTTCTTCAAGCTTTGGGTGTAACACATCAGTGAACTCTATGTCACAGAAGTTACCACAATCAGGCATGATTATCTTTTGTTCACGTCCTGCATTAGGGTCTAGTTCATCAAGGAACACACCACGAATACAGCTATTACCTACATCCCTCTCAGCCTGTGCCATCCTGGCAAATGTCTCAGGAAAATCTTTTCGTATCTTATTCCAATACCCTTTGCCACCTTTGACACATCCAATGCAGTTGTTATTACCATAACCTAATTCGTACATCTTAGGACGTTTGATACCTTGTCGTTCTAAATAATACAGACACTCAGGTTTGTTCATCTTATTCTCAATGAGAGGGAACAACGGTTTAGCATCAGGGTATTGTTCTTGAAATCGGATAGCTCTATTAACTTCCTTCTTTGTGTACTCGAACCCAAAGACTTGTGCTTTATAGTTCAGTTCAGCCTCTAGTCTTTGGCGTACTCGTTTCTTTAATACCATTGTACACCTTGCACCGCTAGGGCCATTCACATATCTGTCTTTAGTAATTACATCAAACTGATCTTTGTATTTACTAGGCGCACGTTCTACACGTATTTCCTTGCCATACCACTCTTCACATTGCTTCTTGAACCTCTCGTTGTCAGAGTGTGCGCTATCGATAGCAAAGTAAATAGGCTCTACATTATCAATACCGTATTCGTCAATCGCAAGTTTAGTTGCTACTGCACTTGTTACACCTGCACTCCACCATGCAATAATCATTGTCAGTCCTCCTCTACAAATTGTTGTAGTGCTCTAATTAAATCTTCTACAGTACTACCGTACCTCACAGGATCTCCCCCAAAGCCATCCGTAATTTCCAGTACTTCCTGAGATACTCTTTTACCGTCAATCCAATTCTGACATATTGATAGTTTTCTTGTACCTTTAAAGTACAAATGTATTATGTTTTGTTCCATATAGGCCATTAGTTGTATCTCTCCTCATCTGCTCTATCTGTGTACGTGCAATGACCTTCGTCAATCAGGCGTTTAGCTGTACGTCCAAACCACCCTTGCAATTGCCACACAACACCTGTGTCTATCAAGTATTGCCATGCTGCTGTTTCTTCTTCAATGTCAGACATCACTGACTGTTCACAAATCTCAACAGCGTTTGATACTGTAAAGTTATACTCTTTCATTTTTAATCCTCCGTAATATCAAGAACCTTTTTAACATCCTCAATAAGTTTTGTCAAATCATCATAATGATATTCTTCTAAATACTCGTGCGTGTCAGAGTTTCGTTCTCCAAAGAAAAACTCTTTAAAAACTCCCTCTTTCCTTAACTCAAAGAAGTCTGATTTATCGGGGTCTTTAAAGTCAACCCATATTACAAGCTCGTAGTTATTGCCATATTCAAAAGTCATTGAAGGCATGGCGTCATTGTGCCAAGAGCTATCTACAAAACCATAATTCTTGAGTACACTAAAAATCTTATCAAAAGACTCGAAGTTATCGAAGTGTGAAAATTCTTTTCTAACGTTAAACATTTTTAAACCTCATCATAAAAAGCTGCACGATATGGATCAGCGCTAGGTATTGAAAGAGTATCATTTTCTAGTGCAAAGTCAATAGATGTCTTTAATTGTTTTTTAATATAATCCCAATCGATCAAAGAACATTCATCCTCTCCATGTTCGTGCGTAAAATATTCTTTAGATAATTCTAACCAATCTTCAGGACACTCGAAAGCGTAATACTCAAAGTACTCTTGGTGAGCATCCCACGCACATTTAGTTTCTAAGTTTACCATGTTAAAACTCCATACCGTCATAATATTTTAAAGTTTCGCCAGTTGGTGTGTCTACAAACCATTCAAAGTCTCTTTGATATACACCAAAACCTAGATTGAACATTTCACTTGTTTGGTTCATTTTACGTTTGGTTGTGACAGTTTGCCACCCATCCGAGTTGAGTTTGATTTTACCGTCCTTCTTCCACTCAACTATTTTAGTCTGTGCATATATTACTACACCACCCTCGTCATCCTCGGTCCATGCGGTTCTGTAGTTTGATAGTTTATTGTAAGCCATTTTATTTACTCCTTTTGACTTTGTTGATTTATCTAGTGATACCCTTAAACGAGTACCACCGATAAAGCAACCCTCCCTATGATTTTTATTTATCATTCCATTCTTTATTAGATAAAAAAGTGTATCTGTGAATATTACAAGCTAAAACACCAAATCTTGTTGCATCGTGAAACTTGCTAAAATGTGGTTCTTCTTCCATATCAACAGGTTGAAATGTTTTATAGTTCGTCCATAGCCAATTAGAAAAATCTTCAAATTGCTTTTTGTCTTCATATCCAAGGCCACTAGTATCGTTATAAAATAATGCAGTAGCCCAAAAGTCAGGTAATTCTAGTGTGATATTTTCCATTTTATTAAATCCTTCTGTTAATTTCTGAAACTATCTGAGCAACATAAAAAAACAAATTGCAACAACTAATTTAAGTATTTTTAAAATAATTACTGAAAAGGTACTGGTTGTGTCTTTTATGCAACAGTAAGATAGTGAGTATATACATTATAATATATACCCTATAGAACAAACACGATAGGTAAAAAGTGCTTACCAATTAATCCAATGGTATCAATTCGATAGGTAAGGATTGTTTACCTTTAAAGCATTCCCCTCACATTTTATTTAAGAAAATCCTTTTGTGATCACATAATATACGTCAAGAATACTGACCTATCTGTATTTGTGATCACGTTTCTGGTGTGTTCACGTTTTGTTCTAGGTACACCCCCGTTCTGTTTACGTTTTGTTCTAGGGGCAGGGCAGGGGGTCTGGGGGTATCCGCTGTATAGTACAATACAACATAAAATTATCTCAGAAAAAGACGAGGCAATGCAACAAGAATCTAGGTGGCGGTGTACACTTGTAGTACCTTACTTTAAGTATCTTTGTTTAAAGTATAATATAATACTTATAACACAATACTTGTAAGGTATATTACTTAAAGTATATAGGGTATCATAAAGAAATCTTGTAGTCAACAATAAATTTATAATTTTTTACTTGACATTTACCATTAAACCGTGTTAATATATAAGTATAGGGGGAGATAACCATGTCTATGTATAGCCTATCACAACTAAAGACAGATAACGGAATAATAAGAACCAAGAGTTTATTCTACGAGTTATCTTATGACGATCCTGACTTTGCTTTGTTTACTCTCAAAGAAGAAGACATAGTGATGCCTAACGGTAAGTCAGCTACTGCTCTAGGTAAGTTATACATAGCCTTTGCAACAATGGACCCTACAGAGTACCAGTTCGCTAACGCAGTGTTTGGGAGTTGGGAAGTATGGGAAAAGATGCAAACAACTGTACCACTAAAGAAACATATCGATAAGTGGCGCAGAGAAGCAGAGGTCAAACGTAAGTCAATGGCCTTTGAGTCTGTAGTAAAAGAAATACAAGAAGGTGGGCGAAGTAGTTTTACTGCAGCTAAGTTCCTGATCAACGAGGAATGGAAGTCTAGAGAAGACGGAAGAACAGCCCGAAAAGAAAAGAACGCTAAAGATAAATCTACATCTCAAGAAGCTTTTGAGAGAGCAGGTGTAAACGATGATCTTAAAAGATTAAAAGATCAAGGTCTAATTAATTAGCATATAAAGGTAAGCGAATGGCTAAGACAGCTACAATAAATACAATTAGTTCAGGGTATGCTTCGCAGACTCAGTTAAATGAGAACTTCACTAATATCAATACTGCTCTAGAGAATACACTATCTAGAGACGGTAGTTTACCTAATGCTATGAATGCTGACTTAGACTTAAATAACAATGATCTTCTCAATGTAAATGCTATCTATGTAAATGGCGTAAATGTTCTTAATGTTCTAGATAACGTTACCGTTAGTACTGCAAGCCCTTCAGGTGGTAACAACGGTGATATTTGGTTCAAGGTTTCAAGTTAAATAAAAGGATATAAATAATGGCTGCTCTTTCAGATTATGCAGAGAAGTTACTACTTGACTTTCTAATGACAACAGGTACAGCTACTAGACCTACAGCTTGGTATGTAGCGTTGTTTACGGCTGCACCTAATGACGCAGGTGGTGGTACAGAAGTATCTGCAGGTGGATACACACGTAAAACAGTTGCATTCAGTGCTGCATCATCTCCAGGTGGTACAACAAGTAACTCAGGTGAAGTAAGTTTTACTGCTTCAGGTGGAGACTTTGGTACAGTAACACACATGGGTATCTTCGATGCAAGTTCATCAGGTAACTTACTATGGCATGGTGCATTGACTGCATCTAAGACCGTAGCTGACGGTGACACATTAACATTTGCTGCAGGTAACATTGATCTAACAATGGCCTAATAGAAAGGCTTGTTAAATGGCAGGTGGTTTCCGAATATCGGAATCTGGTGACAGTAGGCTTACCGAAGCTTCTGACTCACGGATTACAGAAGAACTACAGTTTGCATCTGTTAGTTTAAGTACGAGTGCAGGTTTCTATAGGATAGACGAAGCTTCTAATAGTCGTACTGACGAAGCAGGAAACAACCGTGTATCTCAAGACTTCGATGCTGTACTACTAAGTACAACAGCTACTCTAAACCAACCTGCAGCTATTAGTTTATCTGGCGGTGGCGGTAAGATTGTAGCAGGTGTCGTAAGAGAGTTAGCATTCTCTGATCTTACAGGTACAGGTACTATTAGTCCACAAGCTACAGGTTCTTTTGTAGCAGCTAACTCATACAGTGCAAGTGGTTCTATATCATTTGACGCAGATTTAACAGCTAGTGTATCAACATCACTATCAGGTGCAGGTACTTTTGCTAATGATGGTTATAGCTTTATACACGGTGGTTTATTTACGGCTGACCCTGAAGATACATATGAAAGAATTACAGAAGCAGGTGATACTCGAATAACTGAAGCTAGTGACGTAAGAATTGTTGCAGATGTTTTACCAAATGCTGCAGAAGGTATTATGAGTCTTAGCTACACCTATATAGCATTTAGTTCAACAGCATACGTTAAGTGGAATGGACAGTGGACAGAGTTCACACCTAAAGTAAAACAAAGTGGATCGTGGGATGATCCTTTAGCTATCTACAAAAAGATAGACGCAAACAACTGGAAGAGGGCTTATTAACAATGGCTAATATTAAAATATCTCAAATGACCGCTGCTAGTTCTGCTTCTGGTGGTCAAGAGTTTGAAGTAAATGAAAGTGGTACAACAAAGAAAGTAACTGGTACTCAGTTATCTACGTTTATTAGAGGTAACGTTACACTAGGAGACTTGAGTGTAACTGCATCAGCAAGTGATCTAAACACAACTGATGTAACAACACTAGGTACATCTGAAGCATCTAAAGTAGTTACTGCAGATGCTAACGGTGACGTAAACCTCTCAGAAGAACTCAAAGCTAAGTCTTACAATGAAACATACGCAGCCGTTACTTCGAGTAGTGCTGCTACTGCACTAAACTGTGAAACAGGTAACGCTTTTAGTCATACACTCACAGAGGCTACTACATTTACTTTTAGCAACCCACCTGCAAGTGGTACAGCTTACAGCTTTAGCTTAGAAGTTATACAAGACGCAAGTGCTTCAGGATACGCAATTACTTGGCCTAACTCTGTAGATTGGCCTAGCGCCACAGCCCCAACGCTCACAGCAACTGCAAACGCTAAAGATGTGTTTGTGTTCTACACAAGGGATGGCGGTACGAACTGGTACGGATTTACGGCAGGTCAAGCGTTAGGATAAACCAACATGGCAAGTAAAAAGAAATTACTCCAAGCAGCCGCAGGTAGTGCAGGTGG